CATTTATTAGATTTTATCACTTGATTTGTTTGTGTTGTAATTATAGTATAATAATCTGGTATTGTTTTACCTGTTACTCTATAATCATAACATTTTATTGTTTTACCATCTACAACAATATTGTTAATAGCGTTGTAAATAGCTTTTCTTATATACTTATCTGGTAGGCTTTTAGTCATTTTATCAATTATATTTCTTTGTTAAATCATCCAACACATCTTGTAAATCATCAATGTATTGCGTTCTACCTTTTACAAATGCTGGGTATAAAAATGGTCGTGGTGTTATATTAACTTGCTTTACACCTTTACCTTTAAATTGTATTGCTATCTCTTTCATTTCTTCTGGCACTTCTACCAACCCACCTGTACCAAATTCCATATATGCACTATAATAAGCACCTGCAACTATTTCATAAAACAACGGATCAACTTCTTGTGTAAATATTTGGTTTCTAAGAAACCCATCTTTTACAGGTGCTAATCTCTTTGCATCGGCTTCTATTTCGTGTGCAACTGCAATGGTAGTATCTTCTACCATTTGCTTTGCCTCATCACCAAACTTTTCTAATGATTTTAATATGTTCTTTAATCCTTTAGCCATTAAAATAATGTTTGTACATACGCTAATAAACACGCATCACTTGTTGCCAATCCACCATCCTCAACTGCTCTATTTACATAATTCGTATAAGCTGGTAAATATTCATCAAATGGTGTTAATTCGCTTACTTCTTCTATTTGTTGTCTTGTAGCTAATAAAGTAACATAAGAGTTGTTAAAATCCTCGTTTATAGGCTGTTTTTGTATCACATACCTATAACCACTATACTTTATGAATTGGTTAACGGAATTGTACGTTATATCGCTTCGTTTACGCAATGTAATCACTATTGTATTACTTCTATCTGCTACTCCTAAATCATTACCTAATGAAACGTTTGATTTAGTGTCTAAGGTCGATATATTTGCCCACATTGTAGTAATTAGATAATCACGTTCTAAATTACCACCATATCCATCTTCATAGCTTTCAGTCTGCCATAACTCTACTCTTTTCCTAAATCTTCTTGCCCTCATATTATAGTAAGAATCTTTTATTTTGATGTAATACTTCTTTTGATAATTGACTTAAACCTTTCTTTGTTGCACCTCTTTCTTTTTCTCCATAATAGTTTAATTCTATCATTTCTAAAGCTACATCTATTATATCTTCTGGAACATCTGCTGGATCTGTATAACCAACATTTAGGTTTAAATAAACATCAGTACTTTCTGTTGTTGAATAGTATGTGTATAATGGTTTAATAGTTCCTGTTGCAGTTGATGGTGTATTTAAAGTATTTATTGGATGGTCGTAAACTCTTACTTCACAATCTTGGAATAAGTAATCTTTATCCCTTGCGTAAACTAATACGTTAGTAAACTCCTCTACATATCGTAAAGCACCCTTTATCATTCTTGTTATATCGGCATCATCTTCGGTCATCGAAGTATCAACACCTAAGTAGTTTTTAGCAGTCGCTAAAGTAATTACGTCTAAATAAGCCATTATGTTTTTATTTTATACAAATATAATTAAATATAATTTAAAGAAAAAGAGCATACACATTAAGCGTATGCCCTTTAACATCAACCAACAAATAAATATTGTTTAATTATTATACAGCAGTGAAATCTCCGTAGATGATTGCATCTGGTCTGTGTATTGCTAAACCAACTTGTGCTTCAATACGAGCAGTAATGTTGTTCTTTCTGAAGTTGTCCTCATCTTCTGTTGAGAATTGTAAAGAAAGTCCTTCAGTAACTACCTTTTTGATAGTTGCCCAATTACCTACATAGTATTTGTTTGCAGCCATAAAGTTAGCTTGGAATAATGGAATACCATTAATAGCCAATCTACCATTTACTAAAGTAACAACTCCTGGCAATCCGTAACCAGCACCAGTAGATACTTGTGTTTGCAAGATACTATTGTAATCAGCAGGAGAAACAACAATACCATCAGTTGACCAGTTAGAACCTGCTAAAGTAGCAACCTCATTCATCAACATTTCGATTTTGTTTTTACCTGTAATTACTTGAGCAGATGCAGTTGCAGCAGCAGCTAATGCAGTATTGAATACTGAATTTTCTCCATCAAAATAAGAACGTCTTAACTCTCCTGGTAAGAAACTTTCTAAGAAAGGTAAGTTGTTCGCCATTTTACGAGAATAAACACAGAAACCAGCAATGAAATCAGTATTTACATCAATCATTGAAAGATCGTAATCTAATTGACCTTTATCAGAACCTTCTGTTTGTGTTGCAGCAGCACCCTCTGAAGTTGTTCTTCTTGGGAATGTGTAAGTACCATTACCGATATTAATAACTCCTACTAAATCAGAAAAGTTTAATATTTGGTCTGGAATAGTTGCAACAACATCGCTGAACGTTCTTGGTTGGTCACCAGTCAAAGATGCAGAAAGTGTCATATTTCCAACAGCTTTACTTTCTAAGTAAACCTTATTGCTTTTTACTACATTCTTAATAGTTTCATAACCATCAACAATCATAGCTTTTACAGTGTCAACACTTCTTGATTCTTTTTTGCTTTTCTCTTGCAATTTTACATCTAAAGTATTTGCGTGGTCTTGAACCTCTTTTAACTTAGCTTCAAACTCATCTTTCACTTCTTTTACTTGGTTATCAATAACCTCTTTATGCTTTACTTCAAATGATTCTAAAGCATCGTTAATCTCTTGTTTAGATTTTCCCTCTAAACTATCAGCCATATTTTTTAATTCGGCTTGTAATTCTTTAATCTCCATTATTTTAATGTTTTGTTAAAATTCTTAATTGTTTCTATTATACTTATCGGCTCAACTTCTAATGGAGTGTTAACAATTAACGGCTCTTTGTTATCGAGTGATTTTTTTCCTAATTCGTATGCTTGTTTCTGTAATTGCTTCAATGCAATCTCTAACAAACTAAATGTATCATCTGTAAAAGTTCCATTTCTGAATGCTTTTAAGATTAATTTATGTTGGTTGTTTACTTCTTTTAATGTAAGTGATTTAAAACCTGTAAATGGTGTTTCTGGATTTGCACCTAATGTAACATTTGATCCCTCGAATAACTTTACTTCTTTTATAATCCTTGCACTTGCTTTAGTATCGTAATCACTTAGTATTGTTTGAAATCCAATAGAATGTTCTTTTACAATACCAGCTTCATATAATTTTAAGGTATCTGAACTATAAGAAGTATCTATTAAAGGCTCGCTTTCAAAGTACAAACCTTTACTATCTTCAGTTAATACACTAAACTTACCGTGTGGTTGCGACCAGTTATGTTGATTAAGAAAGTAAATATCATTTTTACGTTCATCAATAGACTTTTTAAACGCACCTTTAACAATAATATCACCATCATAGTCTTTATTATCAAAACCAGATAAGTAGCCAGTAATAACCCTTTTCTTTGTATCTACGTCTTTGACTTCACCGACAATAGATTTATAGCTTAATATTTCATTCATAAGTACAAATATAAATAAAATTTATTAATACGTTTTTTAGTATAGAATTTTCTTATACTTGTTGTTTATTTCAATATAAATTGTATTTTTGTAGTTAAAATCATTAACTATGAAACACTTATTAGAAATATTAAAAGATAACGGATTTAAAGAGTACCGTGTTACATTAAGTACAAACAAAAAAACAGTATTAAAAGATAATGGAGATATAGAGTTAATCGCCACTTATACTAATACTTATACCCAAAACAATAATATAAAAGACTTTTCTACAATGGCTGCTGGTGGTTTAACCAAACACTTTGTAAAAGATAATGATATGTCTAAAGAAGTTATATGGGGGTTAAGAGAATATAAAAAACCACCTAACCTATTACAACCTATATTAGATATTGAATACGATAAAAGTAATGGTTTTTTATCACAACAAGATTTAACAGAAAGGTTATTAAAACAAGTTGACCATAAAGAAATATATGATAATCTGTTTAAGAATAAAAAGTATAAACTAAAATCTATTAGTTCTAATTAACTTACCATTCTTATCACGCTTTGGTATTTGTGCAACCGTACATCTACAATTAATAACATTACCAGCACTTCCTTTTGGATCACCAGGAAATAGTAATTTTTCATTACTTACATCAAAGTTTTTATCTAATGGTACTTTTACGCCATTCATTTCGTAATGGTCGAATTGCGAATCTGGTGGTCGCCTTGTTCGTGCATCTAAGCTACTAATCCATTCCTTTTCCATTTCAATACCACTAACTCTACTCGATGTTACTGCTGAAAAATTAGCTGCTGCTGTTGTTTCTGTTCGTGCTATTCTTAAACTTTGCCAACGATACCAACGCCTTGACTTTATTAACTTTTGTAAATCGGTTGTAATTTCTCGTATTGCCTTTCCATCGTTTATTCCTGTGGCAATAATCTCATTAATAAATCTAATGTAGTGATAACGTACACTTCTTATTCTACTACCACCACGATCTAAAATGTATCTTAATAGTTCACGTTCAAATAATGATATAAAGTCATTTAAACTAAATGCTTTTGATTCTATTGCTTTTATTTGTGCATTGATTTGTTTACCTGTTCTTTGTCCGTGTTTAAATCCAACGTGCTTATAAACTTCTTGATAGGTTGTATAAAACACTGATTCTTTTATAGCACCATCAATAATAGATTCATAGTTTTCTTCATTAAGTGAATTAAAAGGAATGTTATTAGCTAATTCCTTAAACATTCGTTGAAACTTAACTACTGCATACTTTTCATAACCTTTATGCCAACGAAGCCATTGTTTTCTGTATTGTACTCTCATTCATTAGGTTGTTGGTTTAATGGGAAGTCATTAACTGCTTGGTCTAATGTTAGAATATCACTCATAACGGTATATTCATTCATATTACTATCTTCAATCGCTGAATATCTTAAAGCTAAACGTGCTTCATTTCTGTTTAACATACCAATATCAACTGCCGTTTTAATCCACTCCATCATCTTAGCAATATCTTGCTGCATTTCTGGTAGTTCCGTTATATCGTGTTCAATGCAAAAACCATTATAGGCTTTATATCTTGGTAGTATTTGACTATTGACAGCATTATCAAATAAATCTAAGTCTGGTAATATTGTATCTGTTACTACTTGTTTTCTGAACTGATTAACATTGTCATACTTAGCACCATCATCATTATTTAACAACTTATCTGACCAACCTAATACATTACAAATTTGCTTGGTATCAAATGCTAAGAAGTCAAATAGTTTTAATTCATCTGGAGATAGTCCAATTCTTGTAAATCCTAATTCAGATGATGCACCTTGTATATTAGCTAACTTATCGGTGTTATCATCCATTTCTTTTAACCTCGACTTTAATTCTCTTGCTTGGTCTGCATTTAACGGAACTCCTTTACCGTGAATAAATCCATAAGCACCACCACTTTTCATTGTCTTAACATTCAAGTCTAATGCTTCGTTTGATGATTGCGTGTTTCTTAACGCTGCTCTTAATGGTGATTGTCCGTATAAATGTGATCCGTTTAAATCAAAGTTAGGATTTGCATATTTTATGTGTACTACATTTTCAGCTTCAAAGTCTATATATTGCATTCCTTGTATTAAAGTATAATGTGATATTGGACTTTCTAATCCTAACATATCGATATTATCTTTTAATACTATTTGTGTTAAATGTGATGGTAATAAATACCACGCTATTGGTTCTCCTTTATTCATCCCCTCATCTGGACATAACAAATATATATAAGCATTACCATTCAATGCCATAAATGTTTCGTACAACTCTTTAAACTCTTTCCACGTTTGTAATGGGTTTGGTCGTTCTAAAGGTAAATCTGCATATTCAGCATCAAATGCTTTAGATTCGTATAATAAACGCTTAACTTCTTGTTGGGGTGTTAAATCATATTTAGTTGATGTTACTAATCTATCACGCTTTCTTTTCTGGTTTTTATCTACAACCTTTTTAACGTTAAAAGGTACTGAAGATAGTTTGTTTGCTCTTTGAGATACTACCGAATAAATGATTGGATTGATGTTATACCCATCATCTATATACGTTTCTCCTTTATCATCATAGGAAGTAAAAGAACCACCAACCCATTTAAGAAAAGCATCGTTATATTTATTCATTGATTGTTTTACACCACTAAAGAAAAAGGGGTTACGAAAAGACAATTTAGCCATTATAAGTTTTATTTATATAAATATCAAAAGTAATAAAAAAAATCGATATAGTTGTTTGTATTGTTTTATTGTTTATATTTGTGTTTATGTCATACGTTATAATAAAAGAAATAAACCTGCTTTTATTTAAAATGCGTTTTATTCGTATTTGGTCTGGTTCTATATTATTGCCAAAGATAATCTATTTTAAAAACACTAAGTATAAGCGTTATGCTGTTTCTAATCATTATAAGCGTTATTGTTTTAGGTTGTCTATTAAAATATACTAAAAGAAAAATACTTTAGGTGCTAACTCAAACCAATATCGCATCATTATAGAATCCCATTCATCTGGTGATCGACCTATCATTTTTTTAACCACATCTTTAGAAACCAAGGCAACTCTACCATCTTTATCAATATCTTTTTGTTTTACCTGTTCCATTTCCTCTGAAGTAATACCAATAACGATACTATCATTGCAGAACTCTCCTACTTCTCTATTCACTATTTTGTTAGCCATTTTATATCCACATTGTGATTTAAGGTTATTAAAGTTTTGAGATATACCATCAACATCTAATGCTTTACTATTATTCACAAATCCCTTACAACCTAAGAAGTCAACAACACCACCACCAACACCATCTTCATCAGCAATAGTATTACTATTACTAACACCATACTTTAATTGTATTTCTTTTACTTTATCTACAACGTGAACTAATCCACTCTTTGCAATTTCATATCTGTAAATGCAAACCCATCCGTGCCATACTCTTATAACGGTTTTATCTTTACCTTTACGAGCAACATCAATAGTAATGTATTTATTGCCATCTGGTTTTAAATGTGTTGGATTCCAATAATCTGAAATACTATCTAAATCAATTAATGTAGATGGATCATCATCATACTCCCAATTCCCATAATATAATCTTTCTTTACTATTCTTATCTAAACTAAGTAAACTATCTAAATAAGACTTTGGTAAGTGTGGGTTATCTGTTGGTAATGCTTGTATAAACTTTCTATTGTTAGATAATGTATTTTCTCTATATGGTTTATAGAATACTTTGTATGTCCAATTCTTTGCAGGATTGCAACTACCTAATAGTTTAGGTGTTAAATTGTATTCGTTTAATTTATATCTGCATCTACTTAAAACGATTTGCCAAGCCTTATGCACTACCTGGTTGCATTCATCAACAAAACCACCTGTAATTTCTAATGAACCTAAACTATCAAAGTTCGGATCAGATGGATATAAAAACAAATCTTGTAGTAATATTTCGCTTCCATTAGTCCAATAGATAATATGATTTTGTGCATTGTATTTAAATTGGTCTGATATACCGAGTAATGAAGTTAATTCAAAGAATGTATTTAATGTAGTTTTTTTAAGTGATGTTAGTTTTGCCCTACCCATTAACCAACGAGTGCCAGGATATAATTGACATTGTTCAATTAACCACAAACAACCAAGAGCAGATTTACCACCACCAGCTGCACCACCATAAAGAATTTCTTTAGTTTCTTTATCTTTTAAATAATAAACTGCATTTTCTTGTTTTGGTAGTAGATTCATTCATTAGGCTTAGTTCCATTACCTAAACTAATTACACTAACTGGTTTATCTTTATCTCCACCCTCGTGTTGAAGTTTAGACGTTTCAATAAGTGAATGATAAGACTTTAATATGAAGATTCCTAAAGCGACATTTATCTTACCACTTGCAGTATGTTTTACAACTATTGATTCGCATTTATTAGTTAATCTTTTTATCGTGTTAAAAACTTCGAAGTCATTTTTAAACTTTTTTGCTATATAATTGAATTGTTCACGGTAAGTTCCACACTTATCAGCAACATCAGAAAGGAAATAACAATCTTCATTTATAACCTCATTAGCTTTATCTAATAAGTCTAAAGAAAACTCTTTAGTGATGTATTCAGCATAGTTATTATTTTCTTCAGCAGCCATTTAATACTTCCTTTTATTTCTTAATGATTTACCTAAATTAACCCATTTAGATACTCTTTCTACTTGTCTTTGATGTCTTGTTTCTGTTTTTGTTATCATAAGTATAAAAAATTAGTACAAATATACTAATTTATTTTTTATCGTTAATATACTCA